CTACTCGCGGCGGCAACAGGAACAACGCCGCGCAGCTCAAGGAGCTTGCGGAGCTGCCTCCCGCTGAACGCATGAAACGTGCCCAGGAATTGGGCATCAAAAAATAGCGAAAGGAAAGCCTTATGGCATTGACACTGATTGAAGCGGCAAAAATCATGCTGAATCGAGGCGAGGTACAGCGGTCGGCTATCGTCGAGACCTATCCCCGGTCCTCTGACATTCTGCGGGTTCTGCCGTTCAGAGACATTCCCGGCAACGCTTATGCCTACAACCAGGAGCAGACGCTTCCCGGCATCGGCTTCCGGCAAATCAACGGCTCATATACTGCGAGCACGGGAATCATTAACCCGGAGGTCGAGCCCCTGGTTATCGCCGGCGGCGATATCGGTGTTGACCCGTTCATCATCAAGACAGGCGGCGAGGGCGTGCGGGCGACTCACAAGCTGATGAAGACCAAGGCCCTGGCCCTGGCATGGACCAAGACGTTCATAAAGGGCAACTCCACCACCACTCCGGCAGAATTCGACGGTCTCCAGGTCCGCCTCATAGGCAACCAGTTAGTCTCGGCCGGCTCCACGAACACGGGCGACGCCCTGAGTCTGACCATTCTGGACCAGCTCATCGACGCCGTGGACAACCCGACGCACCTGATAATGAACAAGGCCATGCGGCGCCGGCTCAGCGTGGCGGCCAGAACACCGGCTGTCGGCGGAAATATCATATGGACTCTCGACCAATTCGGACGGCGGATTGCGGCTTACGATGACCTGCCCATCCTGATTATGGACTTCGACCACACGGGCACGCAGATACTGCCCTTCACCGAAGCTCCGGCAACGGCCGGCGGCACGTCGGTATCTACGTCCATCTACTGCGTTTCCATCGGCGACGGTATGTTGGAAGGCATCCAGAACGGCGACATCGACCCGCGTTCGCTCGGCGAGCAGGCATCGACCGTCACGGAGCTGGACCGAATCGAGTGGTATAACGGCATTGTGCTTGAGCATCCGCGATGCGCCGCCAGGCTTTACGGGATAACGAACGCAGCGGTCGTGGCATAGTCCGGGGTACATTGTAGCAGGCGCAGCAGTTCGAGTTCGGTTCTGCTGTGCAAACCCAACAACAACGCTTTATCAGCGAAAGGTAAAAACTTATGTCAAGAAGAAATTTTACGGTCGATGACTCCAGCCTGACCCTCAAGGCGGCCGGCCTGATTGCTGCTTCGGCAGCGGGCAGCGTGATTGCAGACCTCGGCTCAGGTTTCGTTGAGGGCAATCTCGTGATCGACGTAACGGCATTGGACATCGACGGCAACAACGAGCTGTACGATATCGTCTTGCAGCTTTCTCCGGATGCGCTTTTCGATACGGATACGAACATCGTCGAGAAGTGTGCAATCAACCTGTCGGCGGCAGAGGTCAAGAGAACCGATGCTAACGTCGATGACGCAATCGGAAGGTATATTGTTCCGTTCAACAACATGTACCAGACGAGCTATTACCGCTACGCCAGGATTTACACGGTCGCCGCAGGGGCGGGAATCAGCACAGGCATCAACTACACGTGCCGTATCGCCAAATAGCAGAGGTCTCGAACGGCAATACCCTGACGGGCAATGTGTCTTTTTAGCAAAAGGAGAAGACAATGAATCCCACTGACCCCAAAGTGGCGCACGCACTGGCGGCGAAGCTGGCAGCGAAAAAGAAAGCTCAGCGAGAGAACCGGCCGCTCGCCCAGAAGATCGACGACAAGGGCCAGGTGACTATTTGGCACCTGGGGCGTAAGGCCTACATCAAGGTCTGGCCGGTCGATGCGATGGACATGATTGGCAGAGGTCACGCCGCGCTATGCGACCCCGACAACAACGTAGCCGAGACGCTTAACGAGCCCGAACCCGAGCCGGACGATGAGCCCAATACGGACTCTCTCGACGGAATGACCGTGACAGAGCTGCGTGCAGTGGCTGGAGCGAACGGCATAGACCTTGGTGCTCTGACAAAGAAGGCGGACATCATCTCGGCTATCCGGACCGCCCTGGTTTCCGGGGGGCAATAAGCCATGAGAAGAATAGCGATTACAGTGCTTATTGGGGTCCTCTTTGCTTTTGCAGCCGTGGCGTCAACTGTCACTTTTCCCGCCGGCCCGAGACAGGGCGGAAGTCTTGCCAGCGCCGGCGTTCGCAACGTCGTATTCACCTTTGACGACCAGGATGTGAACGGCACGGCAGTCAGCCCACTGGCGGCCTATGGCGTGGTCCAGCGGATTGTTATTGACTGCAACGGAACTGAGACGGCTTGGAGCGTGGCGTTAAGGGACTCTCTTGGCGTTACCATGTTTTCGAAGTCCGATTGCAACAGTGTCACCACCCCTCACAGCTATGCTATCTACCAGGACGACACCGAAGGAAATCCACACTACGGCATACCCGTTTGCGGTACATTGACCGTTGCGATTGACGACGTTAATTCGGCGGCAGAGATTCAGACCCTCTCTCCCGACGTGAATGCGACACATGGCCCTTACTGGTTAGGCTATGGCGCGGAAACCACTGCGCACGTAAGCGAAATGGTGATGATTTCGGAAGTGAACGAGCCCAACGGCGGAACCTTCGAGCTGACCTTTGCCGACGCCAATACCTCGCCTCTGGCTTACGACGCCAACATCGTTGACATCAATGCAGCCCTGGTAGCCCTGACGACGATTGACACCAACGAGGTAGTCTGCACGGGCGGTCCGTTGCCTGATTCGGCGATATTCATCACCTTCGCCCAGGGATTGGGCTATCAGAACGTCGGGGCAATCACGCTGACGGACAATTCGCTGACGGCTACGGACGGCGACGACACGGCCAGCTATGCGATAAGCGTCCTTCGTGAAGGCGAGGGCCTGGTCTATGATGCTAACATTGTCGAGATTCAGGCTGCGCTCGAGGCGCTCTCCGGGGTTGAACCGAATGACATCGTCGTCGGGGGAGGTCCCGTGTCGGAGGATTCCAACGATACGACGTTTACCTTCCCTGCCGCGGCGGGCAACGTGCCCATGCTCACTATTGATTTTACCTACCTGACCGGGCCGACGGCGTGTCCCATTACGCAGACAATCCGGGGCGGTAGCGACCTCGATGCAATCGACGTGACGGTGTTCTACCTGGAAAACGCACAATAATCGAGAGGCGTCATGGCGGCAACCTTCACAGTTGAAGACGGGACGGGGCTGGAAGCTGCCAACAGCTACCTCTCGGTAGCAGGCGCAGACCAGTACCACGAAGACCACACAGCATCCACTTCCTGGAGCGGGGCCACTCAGGCCCAAAAGGAAAAAGCCCTGCGCCTGGCAACGCAATACCTCGACGCACGCTTCGACGGACGATGGGCGGGATACAAGTACACGGCAGAGCAGGCATTGGCCTGGCCGCGCATCGAGGCGGTCGATAATGATGGCTGGGCCATTGACAGCGATTCAATTCCCCAACGGCTTGCCGACGCTACGGCGGAGCTTTCCTTGCGCGTCGTTGACGGCGATACACTTTTCGAAGATGAGACCAAGCCGGGATTGATAAAAAGCAAGAGCGTTACCGTCGGACCCATCAGCAAGAGCGTTGAGTACGTTTCCGGCATCGGGCCGGCTAAAAAATACCCACTCATCGAGGCGCTGCTAAGACCACTGCTCGGTTCTGGTTCTGGCGTGGTTATTGAACGCGGGTGACATGAATAACAGAGGCAAAACGTGGACTGGTTCGGCCTCATTCTGGCTGTAACCGCGCTGATCGCAGTAATTGTCATATTGGAAATACTCAAACATAACGAGCACAATGGGAAACGTAGAAAGAGTTAGGAGACACAAAATGAGAACTGTAGTGACAATTCTGGCGGTGTTGTTTGCGGTGTGCAGTCTGGCGAATGCCCAACTCAGCACAACCTACACGGACAAGGTGACTTGGAGGGGCTTCGAGCTGTTCGGTGAAACCGATGCGTTCATTCCGCAGATCAACGTTAAGATAGGCCCTGTGGATGTGGATGCACGCGGAAACCTTGCGAACGATTCGGGCTACGGTGCGCTCGAGCGATGGGATGCGCAGGTGGCTTATACTCTCGGACTGGACCCGGTGATAGTGAAGGCAGGCTATGGATATTATCTCTATCCCGATTCGAAGCTGGACTTCCAGGAGGTATTTGCTACGCTCGGCTTGCCCCTTGGCCCGGTCACTCCGCGAGTTACTGCTGTCTATGCCGACGCCGATGGCCCGGTCGAATCCGCGTGGCTGTACGTTGTCGGGGCTGATATAAAACTGGCTGAAAAGGCCCGCGGCTTTGTGGAGGCGACGTACAACGACGGCTTCAATCCGTTTGGAGGCTCGATAGATTC